AATTATTAAACTTAAGCAGCTAACAAGGTTTCTAAACTACGATATAATAGTATTCACTGGAGGATAAAGGATGTCTGAAGATACGGTTGACAAGGAAGCAACTTTCTCTAAAATGGGAAAGGGCTATCAGGAAAAAGTAGTTCAAGCGTTACTTCAGGATTATTTGTTTGCAGAACAAATGTCTGATGTTATTCAACCAAAGTATTTTGATGTTAAGTATCTTCAGGAGATTGTAAAGAAGTTTTATGATCATAAGTCGAAGTACAAGACATATCCTTCACAGGATATCTTGGAGGTAATGATTACTAGAGAGGACGACAATGGTGATGCTATCGTCAACTCACAGGTTCGAGAGTACCTTGGCAAGATCAAGGAGACTCAACTCAACGGAGATAAGGGTTACATTGAAGATAGTTCTCTTGAGTTCTGTAAGAAGCAGAGTCTTAAGGATGGTATTGTAAAAGCGATAGACATGATGGAAAGTGGAAACTATGATTCCATTCAGGGTGTTATCAAGGATGCACTGAATCGTGGTGGTACTCGTGACATGGGTCATGACTACATTGAGGGATTTGCTCAGCGTGGTCAGAAGTCTGTTCGTAAACCAATCAGCACAGGTTGGCCTCTCATTGACAAGGCATTCAACGGTGGTTGGGAGCGTGCTACGCTATCGACATTTATTGCTCCAACTGGAGCTGGTAAGTCAATGTTCCTTGTTAACTGCGGTGCTGCTGGTATCGCCGACGGCTTGAATGTTGTTTATATCACTCTCGAGATGGCAGACTGGAAGATTGGTCTTCGTTTCGACTCTTACTACTCTGGAGTCGAGATCAACAACGTTGCTGACAATCAGGACGTTGTCAAGAACGAAGTGAACGGAAAAGTAAAGGGAAGACTTTACATTAAGGAATTCCCAACGAAGACTGCAAGTGTTCAAACAATTAGAGCATATCTTCAGAGATTGGCAGCTACAAAGAACTTTACACCTGACATGGTCATAGTTGACTATGCTGATTTGTTGAGAGGTTCTAGAAACACTGGCGACAAGAGATTTGAACTTGAAGGGATCTATGAAGAGCTTAGAGGTCTGGCTCAGGAATTCAATGTCGTTATGATTACGGCTGATCAGACTAACAGATCTGGATTGGATATGGAAGTTGTAACGATTTCACAGATTGGCGAAGCTTATGCAAAGGCAACAGTGTGCGACGTCATTATGACTGTCAGTAGAAGAATGGAAGACAAGCAAGCTCATTGTGGAAGATTGTTCATTGCCAAGTCAAGACTCGGTCAGGATGGAATGGTGTATCCATTCCAGTTGAATACTGCGACAGTGAAGGTTACAGTGCTCAATCAAGGTGAAGACCCAATTGCTCTATTCATGGACAATCAACAGAATAGAATGCAAATGATGGCTGACAAGTACAACAGATTTGTTAAGACTAAGTCTGGCAACGCATCTGACAAGTGAGGCAATTGACATGACTGAAAATTTCTATGAACCAACTGGGTTGGCACTTGAAATATTTAAGAAGAGATATGCAAGACATGAGAATGAAACGTGGCATGAGGCTTGTGATAGAGTTGCAACACACGTAGCTGCAGCCGAAACGAATGGTCATATTTCGCAGTACACAAAAGAGTTCTCAGGTATCTTGAAGAGGAATTTATTCTTTCCTGGCGGGAGAATTTGGTACGGATCTGGTCGACCAAAGGGTCAGCTTCTTAATTGTTTTGTTATTCCGACAAAGGATAGCAGAGAGGGGTGGGGAAGAACTGCGTCTGATACTATTGTAATCTCTGGAACTGGTGGTGGAGTAGGTACAAACTATTCAAACATTAGACCGAAGAGATCTCCGATCGCCGGTGTTGATGGTGCTGCATCTGGAGCTGTATCTCTTATGCGTGGAATTAATGCGTTTGGCGAGGAAATGAAGAGTGGTGGCGGGCGAAGAGTCGCGTTGATGATGGCTTTGAATTTAAATCACGGAGACATCATAGAGTTTCTGGATGCAAAACTTGATCTCAAGAAATTAAACAACGCAAATGTAAGCGTAATCTTTGATGAGAATCCAGAAGATTTCTTTAAACTTGTCAAAGAGGAAAGAGATCTTGAGCTTAAGCACAACGGCAAGGTAATTGGTAAGGCTCCAGCTGCAACGCTTTGGAAGAAGATTATATCAAATGCATTGAAGTCTGGTGAACCTGGTATTCTAAATGGATACTTCGCAAACAAGATGAACAATGTTTGGTACTTCAAGCCAGTAATTTGCACCAATCCGTGTGGGGAAATCTGGTTGATAGAATACGATTGTTGTGACCTCGGCGCCCTAGTTCTTCCAAGATTCATTGTCGGAGGAAAGATCGACAAGGAACTCATCAAGTCTACAGTCAGAACTGCTGTAAGATTTCTAGACAACGTTCTGACTGTAAACAACTATCCTTTAGAAGAGATAAAGGAAACATGCAGTCAGATAAGAAGAATTGGTCTCGGTGTTACTGGTTTGTCCACAATGTTGCTACAACTTGGTATGAAATACAATTCTGTAGAGGCATTAGAGTTTGTAGACAATCTAATGAACTTTATCAAGAATTGTGCGTATGAGGCAAGCATCGAACTTGCAGAAGAGAAGGGAAGCTTCCCAATGTTCGATGCAGAGAAGTTCTTGAAGGGAGGGTTCATTAAGACTCTCAAGCCTTCTATCAGAGATGGAATTAGAAAGAAGGGAATCAGGAACTGCGCTCTATTGACAATTGCTCCTGTCGGTACAGGATCTATGGTCTGTAATGTCGACAGTGGCATCGAGCCATCGTTCGGACCAGGACATAAGAGAACATTCAGGGATGGTGATGAACTTAGGTCTGAGATCGTCGTACACCCTCTCTTTAAGGAGATGTTCATCAATGGTAAAGATGTTAGCCATTTCCAAAGTGCATATGAATTGAAGATGAGAGATCACTTTGAAATGCAAAGAGTTTGCCAGAGACATATTGACAACGCTGTCAGCAAGACAATCAATGTTCCACCAGGAACTTCTGAGCAAGAACTCTCAGATCTCTACATGGAATACTTACCAGAACTGAAAGGTGTAACCGTATATCCCGAAGGTAGCAGAGAGAATCAGCCAATCACTCCAATGACGTTCGAAGATGTTCTTCCATTTATAAATTCAACTTCAGAGGCTGCTCTCAGTGGTGATGCATGCAAGGATGGATCTTGTGATGTACCTTGGGCTAAATAGGGTTTATAATAAAAAATATGGAAAAGCCAACTAGTATGGCCGATGTTATTCTTGCAACTCATAAAGGTTGCATGGATGGATCGGGTTGTACAATCATGTTTCTTCGTGCTGGAGGTAAACTTGAGAATGTTCACTTCGTCGGTGCAGGAATGGTTGAGAGGTTTATCAAACGCGATCTTCCAAAGTTCGGAGATAAGTTTGTAATCTTTGCAGACATTGGTCTTTCTGGTCCAGATGATGGTGAATCGTTTAGTTCAAGTCAGACAAAGTATGCAGACATTTTGGAGAAGCGTGGCAACTGTATTCTTATTGATCATCATATTACTTCTGAACATCTTAAGTCTAGAAGCTGGTGTGATGTAAGACAGGAATTCTGTGGCACAGAACTTCTTAGACAGTATCTTGGGCTAGAGGATGAAAGCTCAAAAGCTCTAGCTATTCTTATTCAGGATCATGATCTATGGCTCATGAAGGATCCAAGATCAGTTGAACTTGCGGCATTCACAGTCTTTGTTGGTCAGGATATCTTTGTCGAAAGATTCCTCAATAGAGATGTTTCAAAGGAATTCTTTACTCCTCTTGAAGCAGAAATGATGGCGATCATGATTAGACGTCGCGATCAGTTTATTGCCGCTGCCATTAAGAAGGTCGTCATTAAGGATGTGACTTGGGGTAATGGAAACATCGCCAAGGTTGGGTACATTGTTTCTCCTGAGATGAACGTCTCTCTTCTTCTTGACACTCTTCTTACACAGCACACAGAACTTGATGTCGGTTGTCAGATCAATTTTGAGAAGGGTGCTGTTAGTTTGAGGTCACGTCGTGGGTACGATGTGTCAGAGATGGCTAAGTATTTCGGCGGTGGCGGTCATAAGGCAGCGTCAGGACATAAGATTTCAGACACGTTTGTTAATGATATCATAGAGGACATTCATGGCCATTGAAGGCAGACATCTAATCACAGGTAGTACATTTGACGACATCTATCAAGATCTTCTGTGGACTGTAAACAATAATCCACAACATGTTTGCAGTCCAAGAGGATCAAAGATTAAAGAGAATCTTGCAGTAACTCTTGTTCTTTCAAATCCAAGAGCACGACTTCTTTCTTGCGTGAAGAGGAATACGAATTATGGATTTGCAGTTGGAGAGTTCCTCTGGTATTGGAATGGTAAGCGCGATCTAGAAACAATGTTGTACTATAACAAGAGGATGAAGGATTACTCAGATGATGGTGAGACTTTGAACTCTGCTTATGGATATAGATTGAAAGTGGAGAATGCTCAGTTCATTAATCCGAAGGGACAGTGGTCAACAGCAATTCACACCCTCGTAAAGGATCCAGATTCGAGGAGAGCTGTTCTTCATATCAATAGAGCTTCAGATCAACTTGTTGCAGACATTGAGGGTTCAAGTGATGTTCCTTGTACTCTTTCACTTCAATTCTTCATTAGAGATAATAGACTCGATCTTCATGTTCATATGCGTTCAAATGATATCATGTGGGGATTGACGTACGATCTCTTTAGTTTCACTCTATTTCAAGAGTGTATGTTACTTGAACTTAAGGAATGGGAGAAGTTCAAGGATCTAAAGCTCGGTAAGTACTATCACACGGCAGGCTCTCTTCATATCTACGAGAAGCATTTCGACCAAGCCTCAGAGATCTGTATGGAATATGGTCTTGGTGTTGATTACAAGCAACCACAGGAACCTCTGGTTAGCCTCGAGGACCTCGATAAGGTGAGTGATGTGGAAAAGGTCCT